AAAAATTAATACATTAGACGGTGGATCAACTACTGATGACTATATTTTTCATATAAATGGTGTTACTGCTGGACAATGGTCTGAAGAATTTAATACTTCTTCTCTTGGAGTACAAACAATTCAACTACCTTCTTCAATATCTTTGTATGGTGGAATGCAAGGGGTAGAATCTTTTAATTATGGAATTCAAGATACTCCAGGATACTATCTTTCAGCTCTTGGACTTTTAGCAAGAAATACAAGCTTACCATTAGTTTTTGGAGCATCAAATCTTACAAAACTAAATGTAAGCTCTGGAGCATCTTTAATTGTTCCAGGAAAAGGATTTCTTAACAATAAAGGAAAATATAATAATTACACTGTAGAATTTTGGGCAAGAATTAACTCAGACTCATCTTTAGACAAAAGAATATTTGGTCCAATATCATCAACTGATGGATTATATATAAACGGTGGATTTCTAACTCTTTCAATTGGAAATAATTTTGCATCACACTTTGTTGGTGAATGGTATAGACCAATGCTTATTCACATTCGTTTTATAGGAAATACTGCATCCCTTTTAATAAATGGAGAACAAGTCTTATCATTTAATTTTAATATTGATGATTTAACTTTTCCAGATGAATTAGACGAAGAAGGCAAAGATCAAGATTGGCTAGGATTTTACTCTTATGCAGACATAAATCCTTTTGAAATTGACTGTATTTCTATATACCCATACCAAGTTCCAATTACAGTAGCAAAAAGAAGATGGGTTTATGGACAAGCTGTTATATCTCCAGAATCTATTGATTCTTCATATGGTGGAGTTTCAACTTTTATTGATTACCCATTTTCTGGATACACAGCAAACTATTCATATCCAAATTTTGCAAAATGGGAACAAGGAAGTTTTGATAATTTAACAACAAGCCCTCAATCATTGTCTACTCCACAATATTCTTTGCCAAATATATCTATACAAGAAAAAACAATAGAAAATCTTTATTCTGATAACAAAGAAATACAGGATGAAGCAAATAACTTTATAACATTTAGACCTAATAATTCTTGGAACAATGTTCATTCTTACTTTAATTTTAATAATTTCAATATTATAAATAGTGATCCTATTGCTATATATGGTATTTTTAGTTCAACAAATATGACATCTGTAGAAACATTATTTACAATATATAACTCAATAACTAAAAATTATTTTTCTGTTATAAAAGAAGGGGATCACATAAATTACTCTCTCTATTATAATGGAGAAGAACAAATAATCTATGATGATTTTATATATCAAAGTTTTTATGACGATAATGGAACAGTTATAGACGCTGGATTTTATAATACAGCATCATGGGAAGAGGTTTTAGAGGGTGGAAGCCCAAGCACAGTATTTTCTGGTTTAGTATCTGGAGACAAGTATATTGCTGGAATAAATATTGAAAAATTAGTTAGTTATTTTGGTGGAAACGTTGCAACATTTTTTGGAAATAAAAATGGACTAGAAATATATATTGCAGGAGATACCAACCCAGAAAACTCATTTACTGGAAATATTTATAGTTTTGGAATATCTAGTAAATTTAATACAAATTTAATTAAAGATAATTTTGATCAAAGCGGAATAATCCTTAATGCTTCAGTAGATGAAATGATTAATCATACTGCAAGCTACACACTAGTTCCATTTGAAAAATACAATAACTATTTTCTTGACATTAACTCTTATGGATACTGGGAAGACTACATGCCATTATCTTATTTTGCAAAATATGTTACAAATTCTAAAGGAAAAAGTTACTATGATTTAGATTTTTTACAATTTAATATTGACATTCCAGCACCATCAACTGTTTCAGTCTATGAACAAGTATCTAGTTGGAATTATTCTACACTAAAAAATGAATATCTTTTTCCAATACAAAAATCTTATGATCAACTTGATAATTTTCTATTGACTAATTGGGAAGACTATGCAGAGTTAAACAGTAGATCAGTTGAAAATTATAGATATGACACATCAAACTCAACAATAAAAACATATATAAGTTTTCAATATATTCAAGATGGAGCAAATAATCTAGAATCTTTCTTTACAACAATTCAACCAATAGAAAATAGTTTAGTTATTGATATTGATTCTTTTGAAAACTGGGAAACTACAAAATTTGAGGTAATTAACAACACAATAATTTACCCAAGCAAAAAAGTTAATTTTAATGATCTTGCAATTGTTTACCATATTGAACTTAACGCTACATCAATTAATAAAAATCCAATATCTATTAAAAATTTAGAAATTGCATCACAAGCGCTAAACGATAACTCATTTAATCCAATTGGAACTAGATTTGGACAAAATATTTTTCCATTTAAACAATCTGGAGTCTATTATGACTATAAATCAAAAAATCCATTCAACATTTATAAAGGAAGCACACCATATCTTTATTTAACTAGGGACTCTGGAATTAAAGTAAGTGGTGAAACTAATTTACAAACAAGTCGTGGTATATCTGTTCCAATAAATAGTTCTCTTGCGTTAGACTATAAAGTAAACGCAATACAGTTATGGATGAGATATGATAGTTTATTCTTTTCAGTAGAAGAAGAAACTTTATTTGATATAGATTACAAGGGTGACACAATAAAGTTTTATGTTTTATCAGACAATGTTAACGGAACACGTGGAAAAGTTGTTGCAAGAAGTCAATTAACAAATCAAGAATATCAGGGAATTTCATATTATTGGAATGGTAACTTAGTAAGAGAACCAAGAATAACAAAAAATGAATGGGGAGTCCTTTCGGTTTCTTTCCCAGAATCACTTAACTTTAACTCATATCTTGGATCAATTAATTTAACTGGTTCAGCTTTATTTAATAATGTTTCCTACTATCAGTCTACAGGAATCCAAAAAATTCAAAAGTCTATAAATCGTCCATGGACAAGAGTAAAAAATGATATATCTAATGATTTAGATTGGCAGTACTGGTTAGATAGCTATACCTGGAATGGTGTATTAGTCTTGTCTACTGTAGATCTTTATGGGTCAAATCCTGTTGAAATATACAAAACTTATATTGGAACCAATAAGATTATTGTTGATGATAGTCAGGGAATGTTGCTTGACTCTGTTAGCATAAAGGTATATAAAGACACATCTTGGCAGATTCAAGTCAAAACACCTGTGTAATATGGTATACTAAAGTTTATGAATTCTTTAATTAACCCAGAAACTGGCGAACCTCTTGTAAAGAATGTACGTAGGCAGGTAATTGAAAAAAAATACAATTGGGGACTTTACGTATATAAAAAATCAACAGGAAAATGGTTTACAGACGGAGAAGGTAACGTATTAAATATAGAGTCTATGCGTAATGATTTAGCAAAAATAGCAGAACTTAAACAAGCAGCAAAATATTATGGCGATGAAGGTGACGGAGAAGCAGTTTTTGTTCCTGGATTAACAAGAATTGATGATGAAGAGCATTCAGTGCAATTGGACAGAATGAAATCTGGACTTATACCATCAATGAATGATTTAGGTGCTTGGCATGCTGCTCAGCAAACATTAAATAAGTCAGGCAAGGATGCATTTGATGAGTAATGACTATGACAATGATTATATTCAAGCAAGATTAGACACAAATCAAAAAGAAGAAAACCCATTTAAAGCAAGCGATCCTTTTAACAAATCTTGGGATGAACTTAAAGGCTTGGTTGGAATACAGGAAAACTTTAAGCGTCGTGTAACCAGACAAGTAAACAAAGCATCAAATGCTAGCGGATATCTTGCTACAAATGCAAACATTGATTTACTTTCAACATCATATTTAGATTCTGCTAATGCAGACCCTAAAGGAATTAATGATACTGGATCAAAAGCTATTAATCCAGGCTTAGTCTACAGAAATGGTTATGGTCTTTTTGATGTAATTACTCCACCATATAATTTATATGAACTTGCTAACTTTTATGACACATCTTTTGCTAATCATGCTGCTATTGATGCAAAAGTAGAAAATGTTGTTGGTCTTGGATATCGTTTTGATGTAACAGATAGAACAAGTTTAAGTCTTGAAAGTAATGATAATACAGATGCAGTAGGCCGTGCCCGTAAAAGAATTGAACGTGCAAAACTTGAGTTGCGTGATTGGCTTGAATCCCTTAATGATGATGATAGCTTTACTAGAACGATGGAAAAAGTATTTACAGACATACAGTCTACTGGCAATGGATACCTAGAAATTGGAAGAACGGTTACTGGGGAAATTGGATATGTTGGACATATTCCTTCAATAACAATGCGTGTTCGTAGACTCCGTGATGGATTTGTTCAAATTATTGGACCAAAAGTTGTTTACTTTAAAAATTTTTCAGCAACAAATTCTAATCCTCTTACAGAAGATAAACGTCCAAACGAAATTATTCATTTTAAGGATTACTCTCCACTAAATACATACTATGGTGTACCAGATATTGTTGCAGCATTTCCTTCGCTTATTGGTGATCAACTTGCTTCACAATACAATATTGATTATTTTGAAAATAAAGCTGTTCCTAGATATGTTATTACATTAAAGGGTGCAAAGTTGTCTTCAGATGCAGAAGATAAAATGTTTCGCTTTTTACAAACGGGACTTAAAGCACAATCACACAGAACTCTATACATACCACTTCCTGGAGATACTGAAAATAGCAAGGTTGAGTTTAAGATGGACCCAATTGAAAATGGAATTCAAGATGGATCATTTAAAGAGTATCGTAAACAAAACAGAGATGATATTTTAATTGCTCATCAGGTTCCAATCTCTAAACTTGGTGGATCAGAAACTGGAGCAACAGCTAGCTCATTAGCTCAAGATCGCACATTTAAAGAACAAGTTTCACGTCCAGCACAACAAGATCTTGAAAAAATAATTAACAAAGTAATTAAAGAAAAAACAGATATTTTAGAGTTTAGGTTTAATGAGCTTACGCTTACTGATGAAATTGCTCAGTCTCAAATTCTTGAGCGTTATGTAAAAAATCAGATAATGCTTCCAAATGAAGCAAGAGAAATTCTTGATCTTCCACAAGCAAAACATGGAGACTCTCCTCTTGAATTAAGTCCAAGGCAGGCTGCAGATTCAAGGGCAAATGGAAATAGATCTAGGGACGCAGAAAGAACAAATAACGCATCAGATAGTACTACAACAGTATCTGGAAGAAATCCAAAAGGCGAAGGTAGATCATCTCAGTAGTTGAGGTAACTATATGAACATAGTAATTGCTGGTGGTGGAACTGCTGGATGGCTTGCAGCACTTTTTTTTGCTAACTCTCAACCAAACAAACATAGAGTAACTTTAATTGAGTCTACTCAGTTAGGAATTATAGGATCTGGAGAAGGCTCTACTAGATTACTAACACGTGTACTTAACAATAAGTTTTTTGATACTGGAAGTAACATTTCTGACTTTATAGCAAATACTGATGCAACATTAAAACTAGGAATTAGACATAAAAATTGGACAGGAGATGGAAGTTCTTATTATGCACCTTTAGATGGAACCGAAACCCATAAGTTTAGTCCAGATGTTGATTTTTTAACTGCCTTCTATCAAAAAGGTTCTGAAGGAATGCATGAATCCTCTAAACTAGGAAAATGCTTTATAGATAAAAAATATACAGAAGTCACAGCACTTCATTTTGATGGAACTCTTATAGGAAAACATTTTAAAAAAATTTTAGAAAACAAAATTAGCCACATAGATGGAATTATTAATAAAGTAACACTAAAAGAAGATGGATCAATAAAAAGTTTAATATTAGAAAATAATGAAGAAATTTTTGGAGATTTTTTTATTGACTGTACAGGATTTTCACGTATACTAATGAAATCTTTAGGTGTTAAGTGGAATTCTTACTCAGAAAATCTTCCAGTCAATACTGCAATACCATTTATTTTGCCAAGGCCAAAAGATGATCTAGAGCCACTAACCGTAGCTCACGCACTGTCAGCTGGATGGATGTGGCAAATTCCAACAGCAAGTCGTATTGGATGTGGTTATGTTTTTTCTGATAAATATATATCTGTAGAAAATGCTCAAAAAGAAGTTGAGTTATTGCTGGGTCATGAAATTGATCCAATAAAAGTAATAAAGTTTGAGTCTGGAAGATGCGATGTTCTTTGGGAAAAAAATTGTCTTGCTTTAGGACTTGCTTCATCTTTTGCAGAACCACTAGAAGCAACCTCAATACATACAACCATAGTTCAACTTGTTACATTTTGTTTTGAGTTTATGTCAGATACCTGGGAAAAAACATACGACCCAGTAGGTCAAAAAAGATATAACTCTCGTATGCAAAAACTATATGATGATATACGTGATTTTTTAGTAATACACTATCAAGGTGGTAGAACAGATTCAGAGTTCTGGAAACATATTTCCTCTGGTAAAACCCTTACACCTTTTTCTAGGGAAATTCTGGAAAGGTCAAAACACAAGGTACCTGGATTTTTCAACTATGACTATTACTATGGTAGTGCAGGGGCACCTCTGTGGAACTGGGTTTTAGCTGGTACAAACAATATAACAAAAGATACTGCAAAAAAAGAGCTTGAACTGTATGGTATTATAGTTTAGTACAGCATAAAAGTTGCTTGGCTTTATATAGAAACCAGGTCTAACTTGGCACTATCTCAATACTTGAGAAAACCCTATAAATGTTTGGTATAATAGAATACACAATGAATACAAATAAGGCATTTTGGACAACTGACGGCGACAATCTTCGCCTATCTATGCCCTTTGGAAAAGTAGACCAAGAACGCAGAATAGTATCAGGTTTTGCATCACTAGACAACATTGATAAGCAAGATGATATTGTTACAACAGAAGCATCTATGGAAGCTTTCTCTAGATTCCGTGGAAATATTCGTGAAATGCATCAGCCTTCAGCCGTTGGTAAAATGATTAATTTTAAAGAAGAAAAATACTTTGATCCAGAAACAAAAAAATTCTATAAAGGAGTTTACGTTTCTACATACATTTCAAAGGGTGCACAGAATGCATGGGAAAAAGTTCTTGATGGTACATACACTGGTTTTTCTATTGGCGGAAGAATGAATAAGTGGGATGATGCATATAATGAAGAACTTGACAAAACAATTAGAGTTATTAAACAATATGATTTAGTAGAACTATCTTTAGTAGATTCACCAGCAAATCAGTTTGCCAGCATTGTTTCAGTTGAAAAAGTTGATGGCATTGATGTAATTAAAGGTGACGGAATGGATACAATTATTGAAAATGTATTCTACGATAAAGATAATGGAATTGTTTTAACTTCCGAAGAAGATACACAAGTTAGTCCAGTATCTGGAGAAGAAATGAAAAATATTGGTTTTGTAGAAAAATCAGATAAAGATAAAATAGACATGATAAAATTCTTAGTTGATAGTGCTAAAGGCATAGAGTCTTCTAAGATTAACAAGGAGGTAAGTCCTATGACAGAAAATACAGAAGTAGTTGCAAAGGCTGAAGAAGCAGAAGTAACTCCAGAAGTAGTATCAGAGGTCACTCCAAAGGCAGATGCCACTATTGAGGCACCTATTGCAGCAGAAGCAGAAGCAGAAAAAGCAGACGCTCCTAAGAAGTCAACAGATGAAGAAGAAGAAGACGAAGAAATGATGCCTTCTGCTTTAACAAAAGAAGACGACAAAGAAGAAAAAACTGCAGCTAAAGCGGATGACGTAGTTGTTAATGCAATTACAGAAATTAAAGATTCTGTTAATAATGCCTTTGGCGATCTAGCAGCAACACTAAAATCACTAAGTGATGAAGTTGCAAATATAAAGAAATCTCTTGAAGCCACAACAACTGATGTAGATCAGATCAAGGGAACTTTCAATGAAATTGGCAAGCGAGTAGATCTAGTAGAGCTAGATACCGCTTTCCGCAAGTCTGGCGATCTAGGCGAGATCGTGCAGGAGCCAGTAATGGCTCACAAATCCCTATGGGGCGGACGTTTCCTCAAATTCTCCGACCTATACAACTAACATAAAATCACTAGGAGGTGAACAATATGTCAGAAGATATCGTAAAGAACTATCCAGGCTCTCCAACAGTAGCCCACGCTCATAGCGGTGATGGTGCATTTGCTTCAGGAAGCTCAGCAGACGCTGGAATTCCAGTTGCAGGCCGCACAGGAACCATGGGCAATATTGCTACAGCAAATTTAGGAGTACTAGATGGTCCTAACGCTGTAAATCCAACAGGTACGCCTGGAGGTATCTTGCTACCTGAGCAAGCCCGTCGCTTCATTGATTATGTGTGGGATGCTACAGTTCTCGCTAAAGATGGACGTAGAGTTACAATGCGAGCTAACACAATGGAACTTGAAAAAGTTAACGTTGGTGAGCGTGTAATTCGTGCAGCAGCACAAGCAAACCCTACATTTACCAATGCAGGAGCAACATTCTCAAAGGTTGAACTTACTACAAAAAAGATTCGTCTTGATTGGGAAGTATCAACAGAATCACTTGAAGATAACCTAGAAGGTGGAGCTCTTGAAGACCACCTTGTTCGTTTAATGACAACAGCATTTGCAAACGACATTGAAGATCTTGCGATCAACGGTGACGGTTCAACTGCTCCATTCCTTTCAATCATGGATGGTTTCGTAAACAAGGTAACTTCAGGATCAGACGCACACGAATCATTCGTAACCGTTGCAAACAATGAATGGACAACTCCTGTTCTACAGGATATTATCCTTGCAATGCCACGCAAGTACCGTGCAATCAAGAACAATCTAAAGTTCTATGCAGGTACAGATGCATTCCAGGGTATCGTTAAGAACAACGGTACACTTGCTGATGCAATCGCAGAGGCATTTTCTCCAATTGCAGCAGGTACACCTGCTAACCGTCAGAGCTATCTAGATGGTGCAGCACAGACATTCGGTGGAGCACGTACAACACGTGTTCTTGGTGTTGAAGTTCAGGAAGTTCCTTACTACCCTGCAGGTTATGTAGATCTTACATTCCCTCAGAACCGTGTATGGGGATTCCAGAGAGACATCACTGTAAACCGTTTCTACCAACCAAAGAAGGACACAATTGAGTACACAGTATTCGTCCGCTTTGGTCTACAATGGGAAGAGCTTGATGCAGTTGCATTCGCAACAGCAGCAAATAACTCATAATCATTGAAATACTTTATAGGGAGGGTAGCGTAAAAACTACCCTCCTTATTTTCTTTTAGGAGTATATATGTCATATCCAGGAACAAACCCAATAGACCATAATCATTTTGGTAATGGTGCACTTGCATCTTTAGGAACTCCTGGAGTAATAATTATGGGTCCAAACGGACTCCAAGTAAATACTTTAGAAAATCTTCCAGGTGCAAACATGGGAGATACAACAGGACCAAATGCAGTCAATCCTTCTGGAATACCAAATGGTATTCGCTTACCATTACAAAATAATTTTGGTAAATCAAGAAGAAGACGCTAATTCTGGTATAATGGCATAGGAGGATTTAATGTCTATTACTGAAGAACTATCTAAAAAGACTGTTATGGAGATAAAATCCTATGCCAAAAAAAATAATATTGATATTATTGGGGCAAATAAAAAAATAGAAATACTAGAAATTATTGCTAACTGGACTCCAGAAGATGCAGCAGTAGAAGAAAAACAAGATATTGAAGAAGAAATAAAAAATAGCATTGCATTATTTTCAGAAAGAAATATTTTTTGGAGTGGAGTAGGAACTCTAGAAAAAGGATATAACATTGTAACTAAGGAGGAATCCGAAAAATGGGTAACACACAGGTCAGTTCGCATTGCGACACCTCAAGAAGTTGCCTCATACTACGGTAAACAAAAATGATAGTATTAAGACTTCCACCATTTCCTATTGACATTAAATACGATGTCCCAGAAGCAGACACTGACTATTTGTTTACAATTGAAAATTCTATACTTAATCTTAATGTATCAGAAACCATAACTTCTGATCTAGACTCACAAATTACATTTACTTTAACTGGTGATTTTATAAAATATGATGACGATTATTCTGTTCAAATTTATGAAATTAATGAAGATGAAGATGAAGAACAGCATATAGTAGTTGAAGATAATTTAACTGTTATCCGTCCATACGTTAATCCAAACACATTAGGAATTACTGCAACAGAGATTGCAGAAGCAACATACAATGAACGCCTTGCAAGAGCTATTATTGACTCATTGATTGGCACTAAATTTACATTTGAAAAGAAAATACTTGAGGTAGTTGGACAAGGAACAGACTATTTACCAGTTTGGAAACCAATTTACAGCGTCAATCAAGTATATGAAAATGGAAGATTAGTCTATGACATAACTGATACTGTTGATGGCCCAGGACTTGATGGATACAACTATATTGTTACAAAAGACGAAACTTCAATTGTAAAAGTACCAGTAGATTATGACCTAAATGAAACAAAAGATCGTGCAGAAAGAAAACCATTAAAGTACAGAGATGCAGGATCAGACTCATTTTATGCATACGCACCATATGAAAATTATGATAACATGTGGACAAATACAAGAAATCAACCAGCAGCATTTCCTGAAGGTTTTGATTACGTAATTGACTATGATTCAGGATACAAAGTTATTCCAGGTGATATTCGTGATGCCATGAATTTATTAATTGACGATATTAAATGTGGAAAAATGGAACACTACAAGACATACATTTCTGAATATCAAACAGATCAGTTTAGACTTAAGTATGATTCATCAAAGTTTTCTGGTACTGGAAATATTCTTGTTGATATTATTATTGACAAATATATAACAAACGTTAAAACACCTGGGTTCTTATAATGAATACGGTATGCGAAGCTACCGACTTTATGTTTCCAATGTTGGCAGATATTTATTATCCTGTAGTTGAACAAGCTGCTTATGGCAATCTAAAAAAACAATGGGTTCTTGATAGAACAGTTGCATGCTACCTTAGTTCTGGAACTGGAAAAACAAAAGAAGAAATTGTAACTAATGTTAAAATTAATCAAGATATGGTTTTGACTGGAAGAGTTAAATTTGATTTAAGAATATCAACACAAAAAGAAAGACATTCAATGACTAATATTCTTATTACAAATGTAAGGCTTCCAAACTCAGAAACAATATATATGGAAACATCTGGACCTAGATCTGGCCAAGGAACAATATATGAAGTTGCATCACAAGAGCCATTAGTTGGACCAACAAATAATGTTGATTTTTATAAAGTACTTTTGCGTCGCTCAGAAAATCAAGCGGTAAATGTATGATAAGAGTAACAGTTAATTCAAATTTATTTAGAAAAGACATGAGTAATATTATTGATTACTCTCTTGGATTTTTAGACGGTATAAAAAAGGGAAAGTCTAAATTTTTTGAAAACATAGGATCATTAGCCACTGAATCATTAAAGACCTTTATTGATACAAATGCTAAGGTAAATCCAGTTATTCTTCAACATGTTTATGAGTGGTATAGAGTTGGAAGTCCAGAAGCAAGACTATATGATATTTCCTATAAATCCACAGACTCTGGAGTATCATTCTTTTCAACATTTTCTCAATCTTCAACAATAAAAGATGGATCAAATGTCCCATTTTATAATAAAGCAAGAATTATGGAAAATGGAATTCCTGTAATAATTTCTCCAACAACATCAAGTGTTTTAGTTTTTGAAGACAATGGAGAAACTATTTTTACAAAAAAGGATATTGTCATAACAAACCCTGGAGGACCTGCAGCACTTGGTGGATTTGAAAAAACATTTGATTTGTTTTTTACTAAATATTTTTCACAAGCCTTTATTAGGTCAAGTGGAATAAAAGACTATTTAGAAAGTCCAACAGTCTATAAGGCAAACATTAAGGCTGGAAAAAATAATGGTAAGTCTGTTGGAATAAGAACGGGATACCAATGGATAGCACAGGCAGGAGTAGCATAATATGGCAAACGATACATTATTAAATACACCAACACTATGGATTAATAATTACATAAAAGATAAACTATCAGATTATGGATTTGACGGAATACCCTTTTTCCCATCAACACCATCTACAATTGATGATATAACTGAGACACTTACTGAAAATGGAATAATGGCAACATATGACAGACTTTTCAGAATGAACAAAAAAAGCTTTCCACACATAAAGTGTGAACAGATGCTTTATTATTTTTATGCTACACAAAGCACTGTTACTGAAAATCTAGTTCAAGTTACAGAGGGTGTTCAACGCCTACTGGATCGTGGAGATGAGTCAGCACAAGAAGTAAACGACTGGTGCTCAAATAGGCAAATTAATCTTGGAACATCACAAAACCAAAATCTTATTGATAATATATTTTATTTTCACACATTTAAGGTTTATCAGCTTGAAGAGACTAGAGACATAATTGATTTTGGTACAGCCAGAACTTATGGAGGAAACAAAGTTATTGTTGAATTTGACTACCATTTGGCTGACCCAACTGGAACAGTTACTGGATCACTTTGGAAGCCTGAATCCAAGCCAGCCACAAAAATAATCATATAAAATGATGTTATAATTAATTTGAGGAAACACAAACGCCTAACAACTTAATAACCCTATTAATGAAAAAGAGGTGAAATACTATGGCTTATAGTCGTGGAACGTCAACCAATATTATTGTTGGTGCAGCAGCACTGTTTGTGGCAGACACAACACTTGATGCTACTTCACTAACTCCTTTTGTTAACTCAGAAACATTCCGTGAGACACTTGCGGATGATGCTGATTACACAAATGTTGGTTACACAATGAATGGTCTTGAGTTAAATTTCCAACCTGACTTCGGTGAAGTTCAAGTTGATCAAATTCTTGACGTAGCAAAGCTTTACAAGCAGGGCATGCAGGTAAATCTTGCAACAGCTTTTGCTGAAGCAACACTAGAAAACCTTCTTCTAGCTTTGGCTTACTCAGATAGCAAGCTTACAGGAAACAAGAGTACATCTAACGGACGATCACTTGATCTTTCTGCTGGTGATATTGGAGAATGCCCTGTAGAGCGTGGTATTGTTGCAGTAGGTCCAGGAACTGGAGACTGCGTAGACTCAGCTTATGTAGAGCGTGTTTATACAGCATACCGTGCATTGTCAATTGAGAATGTTACAGTATCTGCAAAGCGTGATGAGGCTTCAATGTTTGAAGTATCATTCCGTCTTCTACCAGAAGATGTTTCTGGTTCATATGGTAAGATCGTAGATCGTACTTGGACAGCAGCATCATAATTTAATAATTATACGACTGAGCCCACTTCTTTTGAGGTGGGCTTTGTTGTTTTTGTGATAGAATAGATAAAATGGCCACACAAATATATCACAGAGAAAATGTTTATTTAATTGATGGAACAGAGATAGAAATAACTCCATTAAAAATTAAATACCTAAGAGATTTTATGATTGTTTTTAATCAAATTGAAAACGTATCAGATGATGATGGCGCAATTGATATTTTGTCAAAATGTGTGGGTATATGCATGAAACAATACTATCCATCAATAATAGACTCATTTGAAGACAACATAGACCTACCAACAATATATAAAATTATTGATGTGGCAGCAGGTATAAAAATAAATAAAAAATCAGAAGAAACAGTCAAGGATCAAGCAACTTCAAGTGGCATGACATGGCAAGACTTAGACCTTGCAAAATTAGAGGCAGAAGTATTTATTTTGGGTATTTGGAAAGACTATAAGGAACTAGAAGAATCTTTATCTATGCCAGAGTTAATGATAACATTATCTAGTAAAAGAGAGCTAGACTACGAAGAAAAAAAGTTTCTTGCAGCAATTCAAGGTGTAGACCTAGAAGGAGCTTCAGGTTCTGACAAAGGACAAAAAGAATGGGAAGACATGAAAGCTAGAGTTTTTAGCCAAGGAGCAACATCTGATAGTAATGATGTATTATCTCTTCAAGGACAAAATGCTCAAAAGGCAGGGTTTGGCATTAACATGGGACTTGATTACGAAAATTTGGTAGATCCAACACTCCTAAAAAATTGACACTTTCGTGCTATAATTAACATAACCTAATTAGGAGGTAGTATGGCAACGACAGTGTATGAGGCTCAAAAACTCACACTTATGGATGGTACAGAAATATCTGTCCGTCCTTTAAAAATCTCTCTTCTTCGTCCATTTATGGCAAAGTTTGAGGGTGTTGCAGCGGTGGCGGATGACAATGAAAAGTCAATGACTCTTCTTGTTGAGTGTGTTCAAATTGCAATGAAACAGTACAAACCAGAACTTGCAGATGACATTGACAAGCTAGAAGAAGTTCTAGACTTACCAACTGTCTACAAAATTGTAGAAGCAGCATCAGGTTCAACACTTGCTGGTGAATAAAACAATTAACAACAAAAACTAAAAAGCGAGGTGTAAACTAGATGGCTGACGTTAATGCTAATATTGGCGTTAATATTGATACGTCTGAAGCGTTAGCCCAACTAAAGGCTTTACAACGTCAGATATCTCAGTTTCATACATCTATCGCTAAAAGCAGCGAAGCTGCTGGACTGGCGCAGAGAGATCTGCAGAAGAACTTCATCAATAGCGTTAATGCTACAGGTGCATTCTCTGCAGAACTCCGCACAGTTAAAACAACATCAGAATCCTTTACAAACTCCCTTGAGAAAAATAAATTCTCTATGCGAGAGTATTTTAGATATTCTGGAGCATCTACAAAAACATTTGGAAGACTATTTAAGTCTGAGTTTGACACAATTGGTAAAGTTGCTGAAGATCGTGTAAAAAAATTACAAACACAATACATTAAGCTAGGCCGTGATTCAAGCGGAGCAATGAAAGCAATTGCAGTAATGCCTAACCAGCTTGATATGAATAATTTTTCTACTCAAACTCAATTAGCAGCACAGAAACAAGCAATATTTAATCAACTAGTTAAGCAAGGATCTACAAACCTTTTAAACTTTGGTAAAAATACACAGTGGGCTGGGCGACAGCTTATGGTTGGTTTTACTCTTCCACTTGCTAGCCTTGGAATGGTTGCATCAAGAACTTTCATGGAAATGGAAGCTCAAACAATTAAGTTTAGAAAAGTCTATGGAGATTTATTTACTCCAACAGAAGAAACAAACCAAGCACTTGATAGCATTACAGCACTTGGTCAAATGTTTACTAAATATGGTGTTGCAGTTTCACAAACAGTTGGACTTGCAGCAGAAGCTGCAGCAGCAGGTTTCCAGGGAGTTGACTTACAGCGTCAGACAACTGAAGCAACAAGACTTTCTGTCCTTGGACAAATTGATGCAAACAAAGCACTTGAAACAACAATTTCATTGCAAAATGCATTTAAGATGTCTTCTGAAAACCTTGCATCATCAATTGACTTTCTTAACGCAGTAGAAAACCAAACAGTTGTATCTTTAGATGATATTACAACAGCAATTCCAAAAGTTGCACCAGTTATTCAACAACTTGGTGGTGACGTAAAAGATTTAGCTTTCTTTATGGCAGCAATGAAAGAAGGTGGAATTAATGCATCAGAAGGCGCTAACGCATTAAAGTCTGGTCTTGCATCTTTAATTAATCCAAGCACAAAGGCAGCAGCAATGCTCCAAAGTGTTGGAATCAATATGAGTCAAATTGTTGAATCAAATCAAGGAAATCTTAAAGGAACAGTTATTGAATTTGCACAAGCACTAGATACATTAGATCCACTTACACGTGCAAGAGCAATTGAACAATTATTTGGTAAGTTCCAGTTTGCACGTTTGTCAACATTATTTGATAACGTAACAAATGAAACTGGACAGGCAGCACGTGTTCTTGAGTTAGCAGGATCATCCATTGAAGATCTTTCTGCTTTATCAGAAAAAGAATTAGGATTAACTGCAGACTCTGCAATGAATAAATTCCGTAAGTCTGTTGAAGATTTAAAGCTTGCACTTGTTCCAGTTGGACAAACATTCTTAGAAGCTGTTACACCAATTGTAGAATTTATTGGCGGGATACTTGAAAAATTCAATAACCTTTCTTCTGGAGTCAAAAGAGCATTAGTAATATTAACAGTGGCAGTAGGTGCTATAGGCCCAATTGCCTTAATGACATTTGGTTTGCTTGCAAATGCTTTTGCAAACATTATAAAAGGTGTAATGGTTTTACGCAATGGATACTTAAGACTAACTGGACAATCACAAATACTTGGTGAACAAACTGATTATTTAACAATGGAACAAATTGATGCAGCAGCTGCAGCACACTCTTTAGATCAATCACATGCAAGACTTACACAAACATTTACAGCAGAGTCTACTGCAATAGCAAAATTAATTGCTGCATATCAACAAGCAGCAAATGCAGGTGCAAAGTTTGCAGCAATAAATCCAGGAATGATGAGAGCCCCTGGTGTTTCATCTCCTAAAAAGTTTGCAGCTGGAGGAGTAGTTCCAGGAACTGGAAATGGAGATACAGTTCCAGCCATGCTTACTCCTGGTGAGTTTGTTGTTACAAAAGATGTAACAGAAGAATTCTTACCACTGTTAATGCAGTTAAATAAAAAAAGAATTGGCTTTAATGAAGGTGGATTAGTTAAGGGATACAGAAATGCAACTACCTACATGCCAGAATCAATTAACACCTCAATGGGTCAAACTTCTGGTAGAGGAGTTCCAACTTCAGACTATACAAGGTATGTTGGACAAGCAGGAGCAGCAGGACAAGCACCACTTCTTGCAGTTATTGCAAGACAAATTGGAGAAAAAGTAAAAGATCCATCAGTAATGCAAGAACTTGAAAGAGTTGGAGATTTGTTTGCACAAACCACCGTAAGAGCACTAAATGAGTCTGGTATTGAATTTGTAAAAGATATTGATATTGAACAAATAGTTGTTCCAGCTCTTCGTGAGGCTGCAAAAGGAATTACCGTAGCTGGTAAAGAAATTGATGTTGCACTTGAAAACTCTATAAATCAAATTAGAACTTTTGGTCCAGTAGGTGGTGGTGGCACCGCAGCAGGTGGTCAATCAAGATCAACCTCTCCAATGTCTTATAGAAATGAAAGCAAAAATGCACAAGCACTTGCATCTGCACTTAACCCAGAAATGTTTACAAGTACTACTAGAGTTGACAGCAAAGGAAAGACTAAAAAATCTTTTCAAACATTAAATCCTTCTTCAGGTCAATTTGAAAAAGCAACAATGGCTCACTTGGGTCAATCAATAGTTACTACAACTGACGAGTTAATAAAAGAAGTTTCTCCTTATGTTAAAGATGCTGCTACAAGAATATTAAAAATAACAAAAAAGCAAATTGAACAAGGCGTAGTGGCAGAGGCAAAGATTTCTTCACCATCAAAAGAAACTAAAAAAGTTGGGGCTGACATTGGACGTGGATTTATTGCTGGAGCACAAGAATATGTTGATGATGCAAAAGCAATAGGACAACAAATTGGAGGATCTGCAACGGGATCAAATATTGCCCAAGCATCAAGATCATCTTTATATGGAAGTGGTCCAATAGACCCAGTACAAAAGTCTATTCGTAGAAATCAAATGAAGATGTCTCAAGTGGGACCCGCAGCTATAATTTCAACAAAAACCACACAATCAATAAATGCTGAAGTAGCAGCAAGAAAAACTTCACAACAAAGAATTAATTCCATGAATTCTGCTTTTATGGCTGGAACGTTTGCATTAACATCTTTAGCTGGAGCTGGATCAATGGCTGGTGGTGCTTTAGGTAGTATTTCTCAAAAAATAATGCAATTTTCTGGATTAATATTTGGTTTATCATCTATCATACAGTTGTTAACTGGACAAAAAATTGTAAGTCAGATTATGAAATTTAAATTTGCTTTAGGACCAACAGCCATCGCACTTGCAGCTGCTGGAGCATTGTTTATGATATATAACGATAAAAGAAAAAAAGAAATTGAGTACATGGATGGTTTTTCTAACGCACTAAGATCAACAACAGAACAAACAAAAATGCTTGGTGATTTTTTTGGTGTTGTACCATTAAAACTTCCAAGACAACTTCAGGGATTAGAAGCTGTAGATACAAAAACAAGAACAGAAAGAGAAGCATTTAAACAAGACTCTAACTTTAAAAAAGACTATGAGTCAACAATTAAAACATTATCTAATTCTACTGCTAGCCAAGCAATAATACTGCTTAAGTCTCTTGCCCTTGACCTTAAAGCAAAAGGATTTGCTGATGCACAAATACAAATATTGGTTGATTCTTTACGTGAAGAAGCTAAAAAAACAGATGTTAAACTAGAAGTTAAATCTTTAACCCTTGACCCAACCTCTATTGATCAACTTAAAAAAGATATTCAAACACTTTTTGATAAAGTAAATAAAGAAGTAAATAAACCATTAATTATTGATACAACACCCTTAACTGGTGGGACCCAAATTCAAACTGCAAGATCTAGAAAAGAAGAAGAAAAAGCACTAAAAGATCTTCAAAATACAATAATTTCTGTATCAGATAGTGCTGCTGGAATGTTTACAAATAACTTAATTGATGCAACAAAATTTGAAGAAACAATGTATGCAATTGTAGCACCACTAACCACTCTTGAGAAAAAAGCAAGAGAAGCTGCGCTAATTGAAATATTTAAATCAATGGGTGTTGATGCAACAAAATTTATTACAAATTTAAAATCAGCAAAAGACTTAATGATGGGATTAACATTAATTAGTGGTGGAATTGTTTCACCAGACAGCAACATTTTTAAAGATTTGGGATCTGATGATTTTTCTATAAGAGAAGCAGCAATGATTAGACTCAAAAGAATATATGCAGAGTTTATTAAAGTTGAAGAAGAGGCCAATAATACAGAAGATGCTAATGGAAAAATTAAAGGTGGCGATTCTGAAAAAGGAAAACTAAATGCTCTTGCAGCTAAAACTGCTGTAATTGTACAACAAACTAAAGCATATAAAATTTTACGTAATGCAAATATTGATAATACAACTGCAACCGAATTATCTAATGATGCAGAAATTGCAGCACTAGTTATTGCTAATGGCAAAGGTAAAAAATTAAAACAACTAACTGAAGACGTTAAAGCATATACTAAAGCACTAAAAGGATCAACAGCAGCAGCCAAAGCAAACATGTCACCAGAAGAAAAGTTTAAAGACTCTGTATCTAATGAGTTAGCATTATTAAATCTTCGTGACAAATTAGTAGAAATAAAATATTCTGCAGAGCTAAAAAAAGATAATGATGAGCTAAGTGTTCAACAGGAAAAACTTAAAAATATAAATGATGAAATTGATAAAAAGAATAGAGAACAAATTGATCCACTACAGGCACAAATCGCTGCTAATAATTTTGCTCTTGAGTCAGTAGCACGACAAGAAGATGTAATAAATAAAAAATATGATACACAAATAGCTGCTTTAGATAAGATTGCTTCAATTAATCAAGAAATAAACAATATTCAAAAACAAAGAATGTCTATTGCAGATGCTCTTACTCGTGGTGACATCTCTGCTGCAGCATTTGCGGTACAAGAAGCAAGAGCACAACAAGCAGAATCTGCTATATCTGGAGAAAGAAATGCATTAACTGCAGGCCGTGACTCAGCCCTTGGTGCGCTGGGAAGAAATGCTCTTGAACAAAAAAATAAAGATTTACAATATCAAATTAGTGTAATTGAAAATGGAACACTGTTAACTTTAAAAAATCAAAAAATAGTAATTGAAGAAAGCATAAGAAAAACTGAAGCTTTAATTGTTGTAACAGAAGGAAAAATTAAAAAAGATAAAGAAGCACTAGGTTATGTCACTAGAACTAGAGAAGAACTTGAAAAATTTGATGATTTAATAAAATTAGCAGAAGATGCAGGAATAGAACTTAATACCCAGTTGCTTGCTGAAACAGGTAGTGCAGAAAAACTTGCAATTGCACTATATGAGGTAGCAAAAGCAAGAGCAGCGGGAAGTACATCAAGTGTTGTTGGTGGAGCAACTGCAGACACACCAACACCAATATCTGAAGATCTTAAAGCAAGAGAAGCAAACCTCAAAGAACTAACAGCAAAAATTCAGAAAAAAATTAATGCTAATAATGAAGTGAAAAAACTAGCGCCTGCTCCTACTCCTTTAACTGCTGCACAAGTTAGTGGAATGAGATACGCAGCACAAGCAGCAGCACAATATGCAGCAAAAACACCAGTAAAAAGATCTATGGGTGGATTAATTCCTAAGTATATGGCAGCAGGTGGTTTTGCACGTGGAACAGATACAATCCCAGCAATGTTGACCCCTGGAGAATTTGTAGTAAAGAAGTTTGCTGTTGATAATTTTGGTGTAGACAATCTACGTGATATTAATAATGGAACATTTAACAATAAATCAGATTCACCTGGAAATACCTCTAGCTCAGTGTATAATTATGGTATCAATGTTAATGTTTCAAACTCCAATGCAAGCACAGATGAAATTGCAAGGGCAGTAATAACACAAATCAAAAATATTGATAATCAAAGAATTAGGAGTCAAAGGTACTAATGGCTACATCGTCCTATATAACAGGCAGAAAGCGCTATCAGAGACCACAGGCTATCCTTTGGTCAGAGAATGCTGGGACTCTTACAAACGGTCTCTACGTGCCCACAGGGTATGAAATCGGGGCAGAATTACCAGGGGGCACAGACCAAAATGTAATTGATCAATTTTTAATATTATCAGATGATAACCGCTCTGATATGTCATTTACGCAAGAAAGAATTGAGCAAAGGCAAAGAACTATTAATGGTCGCATGAGGTCATATCATATTGCTGATAAACTAAAAATGTCAGTCTCATGGAATAATTTACCATCAAGAGCATATCCAGAAGTTGCAAACTTTAATACAGAAGGAGCTGCTGGAGCACAAGGAATATCAGCATACAAAAATACAATAAATGAGTTTACTTCAGATGGTGGAGCAGGTGGAGTAGAATTACTTGATTGGTATGAAAACCATAAAGGTCCATTTTGGATGTACCTTGCATATGATAAATATTCTAATTTTGGAAAAGATGATGCAGCCTTTGGACACTTAGCACAATATAATCAAATAGTTCAAGTATATTTTTCAGACTTTAGTTACAACGTAGTAAAGCGTGGTGGGACTAATTTTGATCTTTGGAATGTTTCTTTAAGCTTAGAAGAGGTTTAATGTGTTTGTTGATGAAACCTTAAAGAACTATTTAGAGACATCTGCAACTGTAAATTTAAAATCTCTTGTTCTTGCTGAATGGAACATGAATATTCCAGATAACATATTTAAAGTTGGAAACTATAGATACAGACTAAATGAAGTTGGAGATATTTATTCAAATCTCCCACAATCATTTGACAGACTTGACATAGGAAACTATTACACTGGCGGACTAGAGTCAGATGTTGTTGTTGATGGAGGAGTTACCAACACAGATACTCCACAAGTGTTTCTATCAACTAAAGAAAAGAATAAATTATTTTATTCATTAGAAGATTGCTTAGGACAGTTTAGACCAAGATCTGGAATCAACAAGTCAGTTTATTTTTCTGGAAAGTATCTTGCAAACTCTGGATCAAGACTTGCAGAGCGTCCAAGATATTACATGCCATCAAGATATGATCAGTTTAAGTATTGGACCTCATATAGAACAGAGTCTGGTAATGAGTATGGAATTTCAAATAAAATACTAAATTCAAACTTTTTTATACATGATGCTGTACCTTTTGTAGTTTATAAAGAAAAGGTTCCAGCAAATAGAATTGTTGCTAAGATGCAAACAAATGTAGGAGCAGTTAATCTTGGACCATTTAAAACATCATCTGCTGCACTAGAGGATCCACTATATGGTGACACTAACAAAACAACTCCAAGAAAATGGAAGATTCAATATTTAAACAGTGATAACTGGATTGATGCATATTCTTTTGATCAAAACTCAACAAGAGATGATGGAAGCCCTATTGTTGATTCAGATGGTTATGTTGAATTGCAATATGGATTGATAATCCCAGAAAAATTTAAAGATAGTTTTGTATTTGCAGAAACATTATCATCAACAATTTTACTTCCAGAAATATCAATAACTGGATTCTGCTACTTAGTAATTGAAAATGAAGATGAAATTGGAACTCTGCATATTTGGGACGGTTCAGAGTATGAAACATTTGTTCCAAATTATGGATGGATTCTTGGAAAAGAAGAAATAGAAACAAATACAAATTTTGTTACAGATTTTACTTCCCCACAACAATACATGGTAGGTGGAAATGCTTTGCCATTCTACAGAGAATTTGCATACATTGAAGGAATTAGAATTGTTGTTGAAACAATGAATAAGTTTGATTCTACTTTTGATCTTATTGAAATGTCACCAAGACTTGTTGCAAATATTTCAGACAAAGTTAGTGAATATAAAATAACAAAAATGTTATCAGATATTTCTTCAACGGGTTTACCAGTTGGACAACTACTTGCTTCAACTGGATCTGTTTCATTGTTTGACGAAGATCAGTCATTCAATGACTTAAATACATTAAGCATAGTTTCAAAATATATTAATAAAAATATAAAGTTTAGTTTTCTTGAGAGCATTGTTAATGTAGATGGATTTGACTATTATGTTCCTATGAAAACGCTGTACACAGAAGGAATTCCGCAAAGCACTGGAGCAATAGTTAATATTGATTTGCGTGATTTTTATTTTTATCTTGAGTCTATGCCAGCCCCAAGATTACTATTAACGGATGCATCCCTTAGTTATGCAATAACAGTTCTTCTTGACTATGTTGGCTTTAGCAACTATTCTTTTAAAAGAATAACTAACGAAAAAGATCCAATAATTCCATATTTCTTTGTTGGACCAGATCAAAATGTTGCTGAGGTTTTAAATCAATTAGCAGCTTCAACCCAAACATCAATGTTCTTTGATGAATACAATAACTTTATTGTAATGAGCAAAGACTATTTAATGCCAACAGAAAATGCAAGAGAAACAAACTTTGTGCTTTCTGGTAATAATAATCAGAGCCAATCTGGAATTATTGAAAATCAGACATCTGGAAACCTTCCTAACATTATTGATATTTCATCAAAAGATAAAAAAGTTTATAACGATGGAAAAATAAATTATACAACAAGGTATATACAAAGATCTTACGGCTCAATAAGACAGTCAAGTTTAATTGATCAAGAAAAAACATGGATATATAAGCCAGTACTTCTATGGGAAGTTGCAGGAACTGAAAACACAAAAACAATAAATGAGGTTGCATCAAAACAAGGAAACTATGTACTTGGTGCGGTTCCAATTAATTCAGATATAGCTTCTTCTGAGCCTTTGGTTGTAAGCAATATATTGACAAATAATATAATTGATGTTGGTGAAAATGTTTATTGGATTACAAGAAATCAAGGATACTTTTATTCTAATGGCGAAATAATTAAATATGATGCAGTAGAGTTTAACGTTACTGGTACTGGAAATGTTTGGATTAGCGACAACCAAGAGTATCAAAGATATTTTTCTTCATTGCCATTTAATGGAAAAATTTATCCAACAGGTCTTGTAAGAATTTATGCAGAGCCATATTATGAAACAGTAGATGGAATAACAAGGCTAAAAAATGGTCCAGTTCAATCTCACGGAAGAGCACAATTTGGAACAAAAATTACAACACATGAATCAGGAATTGGAAGTTATTGGTCAGACAATAACTATGTTCGTGGTTGCACAATGAGATCAGATTATTTGTTTACAACTGAAAAAGAAATAAGTTTGCCAGCAACAACTTTAGGTCAAGCTGGTATTGATAACACAAAAGCAAAACAAACAACTCGCAATGGAGTAATTAAAAACTTTATGGCTGTTTCAAATAAAACAGAAACAGAGATTAATTTATTTAAATCAACACAGACGGGAACAGTGCAATCTTCTGCTCTTGTGATTAATGGTCCATCATTTACATCAACAGAAAAACCTCTAGACTTTGTTTCTTATGTTTATAAAAATCTTGATAACGCTTATAAACATTTTGGAACACGTGTTCGTATTGTTGGTAAAATTGAAAACAGTGAAAAGAGAGCTCAAACTCCTACAGGCAGTACCTCATACTACCAAGTAAATACCGCAAATCCAAGTCAGGATGTTGCAATTGGAGGAGGTTCTGGAGGCATTGCAGTAATGTTGAATCCAGAAACAAACAATGGGTATTATTTTGAAATTGCTGCACTTACGGAAAGCAACATTGAATCTTATTTAAATCTAAAAAATGGAGAAACTGATATATCTATTAGTAATGTTCTTTTTTATAAAATTAAAAAAGATTCATTAACATCAGAGGCAATACCAGTTAAACTGTGGGGAGGACTAACTAACATTATTGTTGATGATGGTCGCTTTACTGGACAATACAGAATGAATGGCGAAGAAAATTCAACGGTATATGATTTATCAGTAGAGTATGAAGAAGTTGGATCAATAAGAAGATTCTACCTATACATAAACAATCAATTAATAAAGATTGTTGATGATACAGATCCTCTTCCCATATACAACAATATGGCTTTATTCGTAAGAGGATCCTCAAGATGTATGTTTGAAAATATTTATGCAATGTCTCAAAACTACTCACAGAATACAGTCTCTATTGTTTCCGATAAATCATCACAGATATTTGGACAAAATCAAATTAGCGCAAATGAGTCATTTAGAAAATATGCTATGAGTGGAATTGTTCAATCAAGTTATCTTTCTGGAATAAGTTCACAACAGCCTCCAAAATACAACATGTACTTTGAAGAATTTGGCACAATATTACGAGAGTGTGCATATTTTGATGTAAAGTATGATCGTGCCTACCCAGCACTTTATGCTAAACTATCACCAACATTTAACAGAATTAAGGGATACACTGTGTCAGGTTTTCAGGCAGACTCTTATGGTGCAGAATTTTTAATATTTAATGCTACAGATAAGGCATTAGTCTTAGACGAGACAACTGGAAACTATTTAAGAATTCAAGGTGTTACATTTACACAAGACACAACACACACATTAACTGTTGATGAGTATTTTCAAAAAAGAGGAAACTTATCTGATCCAGAATTTAAAGGAGACACAATTTTGTATTCTCCATTAGTAGAGCAAGAAAAATATAACGACATTAAGCTAAGCAGGTTAACTTATGGAAAAAATGAATTTAGTCTTGATGCTGCATATATTCAAACACAAGACGATGCTCAAGAACTAATTGGGTGGATAATTAATAAATCATTAAAGCCTAAAAAATATATTGGTTTAAATATTTTTGCTATTCCTACTATTCAACTTGGAGACATTGTTACTGTTGACTACAAAGACAATAACGACATAGATATAGTTACATCATCTTTAACTAGATTTGTTGTATATAATATAGACTATCAAAGAAATTCAAATGGTCCATCAATGACGATATACTTGAGTGAGGTGTAAAATGTCAGAACAAGTTTCAGCAACACCAAATGTACCAAGCTATACACCGCCAATAACTCCAAGTCAAAAAATTAAAGTAGCAACGCCAGACATTATTCTTTTTGACGATGCATCTGTTCCAATTGAAGTAATGACAGATTTAATATTTGAAGATATAGGTAGTCACGAACTAATCAATATAGCAAGATTTGATACTATTAATGGTCAAAATATATCTTATCAGCCTATCAAAAATCTTTCTTTAATTAATCAACAATACAATCCAAACAATATAGTTGGCCTTCAAAAAACATCAAACTTATACTTTTCTGGGTTTGCCATAAAACTAGAAGACAAGATTCCAAGACTAACAAACTCATCAGACAATAATCCCGTATACATGGACTCACTTGGGAATATTGTGGTTGAAGCAATTAACTTAAATATTGACGATCAAATAGAAATTCAAATCATTGTAAGTGGTACAATATATGAAGCGGAATTTGGAGAATCAGCCTCTTGATAACTAATACTGGAAAAAACATTATTGCTAAGTACCTTTTAGGTCAGGCACCCGCTTTTGCGTCTTATATTGCCGTTGGCTGTGGACCAAAGCCACTTTCAAACGTAGACGAATATGATGACTATTCTGAAAAAGTTTCTCTTGACTTTGAAATGTTTAGGGTTCCTATTTCTTCTAGGGGGTTTGTTAATGAAAACGGAACATCAAAGCTTGTTTTAACCGCAGAATTGCCTACAGAAGAAAGATATGAAATATCTGAAATTGGAATATATTCTGCTGGAATTAATTCTGCAGCAGGATCGTATGACAGTAAAACAATTTTAGCTTTTAGTGAAACAGAAAATTGGCAACACCATACATCAACTACGACTACATCAATAGGATTACCAATTGTTGAAGCTTTAGACTCTCCACTTAATGATAATGTTATTGCAACTTCAAATGCAGTATTTCAGACAAACTCAGATAACAGTATTTTTTATAAACAATCTAGAGCAAACATATACGAAAGATCAAGATTTTTAAATAACATGATTATGATACGTGGAAATGATGCAAACCTAACAAAAGATGTTTCAATAACTGCTGCATCTGGGAACGGTACAAGAATTGAGTACACAACATCAAAAGCACACAATTTAACAATAGGAGATAGCGTAACAGTAACAGGAATTAATCCAAATAACTACAACATAACTGGAGTTGTATCTACTATACCAACCACAACAAAGTTTACACTTTTAAGTAGTCAAGTTGGAACTTACGTATCTGGAGGATCAACAACTGTAACACATTTTTATATTGAAAGTGGATCAAACCATATTCATTTAACTGGAACACAGGTAGATTTTACAAAAAATTCACCAACAGATGAACTTAAACTTGCTTTGTCTGTAGTAAACAAAAATGGAACAACTGGCTCATCTCCCGATAAAGTTAGAGTTTTGGTTGAGTTTTCATCATCAGATACATCAGGCTCTGGAGAGAGCGCAAGGTTTGAGGTAGATATGGTCAAAGGAGTTGGTACAGGACAATATGATTTTGACAACAATAGATATCATGTAGTTACTAAAAAACTACAAGAGCTATACACAACAGCTGGTTTTAATTGGAATGCAGTATCTGTTATTAAGGTTTATGCAAGCGCCATAGTCAGTAACGCAGTATCAGGAAACTATTATGTTGCTTTAGATGCAATGAGAATAGAAAATGTTTCTACTGTAAATGCACTCTATGGTTTAACTGGATACTCAGTAATTAAAAATAATGATGAGACTACAATTGTAAAATCTCCTAATACTGCAAATTATGTTGAGTTTAGATTTTCAATAGGTGTTTCGTAATGGCAGACATAGGAATTAAAAAAGCAACAATATTAAATGCCGATCTTCCGTCAATTGATTCTTCAATAGAAGGATATAACGTAAGATACAGAATAGTATCTGAAGACAAAAATAGAACTTCTCATTGGTCCCCAACATTTTTAATACAGCCAAATTATACCTTTGTGTCTAATAATATAAGTTTTAATAAAAATGGATCAATTGCTCAACAGGCATGGGATGCAGTGAGTATTCTTAAAAGCGGTAACGAAATAAGACAAGCTAGTGAATATGATGTTTGGGTAAAATATGATAGAAACGATGGAGGAGATTGGATATATCTACAAAGAATACAAGGAAACAGTATTTCTTTTCCAGTTCCTAGTACGTACACAATTAATGGAATAGTACAAGCATCACAACCAAACAGACTTACTACTGAAATATATTTACGAGGTAATCCAATTAGCAGAGATTCAGATTTTTTAAAGGTATACACAGATGGTCCACATACGATATAATGTTATAGGAGGAAGATAATGGCAAAAATACCACTACCCGAAAGAGGGCAACCACTAGATGTAACATACATCTATCAACTAGCAGAAACGGTTAATGATTTGTCAACGCAAATTTCTTCTGCTACATACAACTACTCTACTATTAATAATGGGGTTTCTGGACAACAAAGTGTAAAAACCTCAGAAACTAAAATTGTTGGTGGATATGTTCAAGTAGCAAATAATACTACAGTTACTGCAGCATCAGAAGTTTCTTTTTCATTTACATTTGATGATTTTAAATATTCACCAATTGTTTCAGCAACTCCATACAACATTGGTGGAACACCAGCGGGACAAAACGTAACAGTAATTTTAAAGGCTGTAACAACAAGTAAGGTTGAAGGAATAGTAAGATACGGAGCATCTGGAGATCTTTCTTTAGCAGTTCATTTAATAATTATCGGCATACCAAACTAAATGAATGTTTGTAAAAGATGCAATGGAAAAATATTCATTGATAGGCAACACACATCTGAAAACCATATTGAGACATATTGTATTGGCTGTGGGGATAGAAAATTTTATCATCCACCGCAAGACAGTAGGGAGGGCAGATGGCTACTGCTAAAGGAAAAATACAGAGCGAAGAATACAATAACGAAGCTATAATTAAAGGAAATCAAAAAATTTGGTTTCTTAATAATGATTTAGTTAGATTTCATCATAGCTCAAGATCTACTGGAATGGTTTCTTTTTATAATATAACTCAAGATAGATTTGAAACATGTTTGCGTTCTGATTTTCGTCGGAATAGAGAAAGAGCATATACTGTAGCAGAAACTGCAGTACTTGTCAATAGACATAGAAAATACATGCCTAAGTTAATGAAGTCAGGAATGATACCTCCACCAATAGGAGCAAAGCTTAATGGGGAACGTGGGTTTAGAATTAGATCGTATTATTCAGAATCTCAAGTAAGAGATATCCGTGCTATACTTTCTACTATACATATTGGACAACCAAGAAAAGACAAATTAATAACAAATAACATGACTCCAACTAGCCAAGAATTGACAAGGCGAATGGGAGACGGTATACTTACATATACGAAGACAGAAGATGGTAGGTTTATTCCTACTTGGAGCGAAAGCATTTAAGCCTTGGGGGGCACATGAATAACGAAGAAACAAAGATTAATGTAACACTTGGATATACGCTTAACCTTGGAAACTTTCAGTCATTGAGGCTTGATCTTGGAATTATTGACTCAAAGCGAGAAGGTGAAAATGTAGATCAGGCGTTTGAAAGAGTTTACAAGTTTGTTGAAGATAAGCTTGCTTCAAAGATTAATGAAGCTAAGGCTGAACTAGAAGAATAATGGCTGAACGCAAAGACAGAATGGCTTTGCTCAGTCGCTTTAACAAGCTTTATACTAAAAAGTATGAGCGCAAGTCAAACATGAATTTAAATGTAGAGCAGTGGTCTTCAGATGCTTTAGTTGAGTCCTATGGAATTAGTGCTTGCTATGATTTACTAGAGTATTATTTTAGTGTTGCACAAGAACCTAGCTGGAATTATTTTGCATACAACGCAGAAAAAATTCTTAATGGTAAGATAGAAGTAGAGCAAGATATTAAACAAAGAAAAGAATTAAGAGCAAAAGCGAAAGAGTGGTTAAGTGAATAATACAGAGGCTAAGGTAATATCTGCAGTACTTGAAGATAAACAAGTTCATGTATTATTGCAAGCAAATGTAGAAGTACTATTAAGAAGCCACAAAGATGTTTGGAATTTTATTAGGCTGTATTCAGAAAATAATGGCACAGTACCACCAACAAATTTAGTTGTAGAAAAATTTAGAGACTTTATTCCAGTCAGTGGAGTAGGAGCAACAAAACACCACCTAGAAGAACTTCAAGCAGAATACTTAAACGATAGTCTTAAGGATATTCTTAGATCTGCAGCAGGAGAGGTTCAGTCTGGGCAAGGGGTTACAGCACTTGAACAAATTATTACAAAGACTTCAGAACTAAAAAAGAATACATCGGCTATTCGTGATATTGATGCAATTGATATTGATTCTGCTATTGCATACTTTGAGCAAGTAAAAGCAGACAATGCTTTAGGAAAGCGTGGAATTAAAACTGGATTGCCAGGATTTGATAACTATCTGCCTTCTGGAATTATGCCTGGACAACTTGGAGTATTCCTTGCATATCCTGGAATTGGAAAGTCATGGATGGCTTTATATTTTGCTGTTCAGGCATGGAAACAAGGAAAGACACCACTTATTATTTCTCTTGAAATGAGTGAAACAGAAGTTCGTAATCGTGCCTATACAATTATGGGTGAAGGTTTATGGTCTCACAGAAAACTATCAAATGGTGAAGTTGAGTTAGATATGATGAAAAAGTGGCATGCTTCAAAGCTTGATGGTCGTCCACCATTTCATATTATTTCAAACGATAACGGTGGAGAAGTTACTCCATCAGTTATTCGTGGAAAAATTGATCAATACAAACCTGATTTTGTTGTGGTAGATTATTTACAATTAATGTCGCCAAACCAAAAAGCTGACAATGAAACGGTAAAGATGAAGAATCTATCTCGTGAACTAAAGCTTATGGCTATTAGTGAAGAAGTTCCTATTATTGCTATATCCTCTGCAACACCAGATGACGTCAAAGACTTGTCTACAGTCCCTACACTGGCTCAAACAGCATGGTCTAGACAAATTGCCTATGATGCTGATTGGGTTCTTGCGCTAGGCCGTTCAGCTAATAGTGACATTATTGAGTGTGCATTTAGAAAAAATCGTAATGGTTTTATGGGAGACTTTTTAGTTCAGTGTGATTTTGATAAAGGATATTATCGCTATAAAGACTTTGAAGATAAAAATGCATAAAGATTTATACTCAGAAGAACAAATACGCAGAGTACTAAACGGTGCTGGAATTGACATTGAGGCAGAGTTTGGATCTGACTTTATTATATTTTGCCCATACCATAACAATAATCGCACACCTGCTGGAGAAGTTTCCAAAGAGTCTGGATTGTTTTTTTGTTTTGGATGTCAAACAACTAAAAACTTAATTGAACTAATTATGTTTATGTCTGGTAGAACATACTTTGAAACCGTAAGATATATTTCAAGCAAACAGCAAGAAACAAATATTGCTTCTTTAATAGATAAAACATTATATACTCCAGCAGATTTTGTTCAGTATGATGAGCTTTTAATTAAAAGATTAAATAATCAGGCAATTGAATCACCAAGAGCAATGAGATATTTTGAAGGTCGCAGTATTACAAAAGACTCTGTGATAAAATTTAATTTAGGATATTCAGAAAAACAAGATTCAGTAACTATCCCAATGTCAACACCAGATGGAATGTGTATTGGATTTGTTGCTAGAACAATTGAGGGTAAAGAATTTAAAAACACTCCAGGACTTGCAAAAAGTAAAATTCTTTTTAACTTACACAGGATTAAAACATCATCAACAGTCTATGTAGTTGAATCATCTTTTGATGCTATAAGACTTGATCAAGTAGGATTCCCAGCAGTTGCTACTCTGGGTGCTAATGTATCTGTATCACAAATCAGATTATTAGAAAAGTACTTTAACAATATTGTACTTATTGCAGACAATGACGAGGCTGGATCTATAATGAAAGATAAACTAGTTGAAAAATTAGGAAGCCTTGTAACAATAACAAACATAGATAAAAAATATAAGGATATTGGCGATATGAATGATGAAGCTATTAAGAAACTTGAGTTTTCATTTGACAATTCTATTGCTGCTATGCTAAAATAAAATACATACAAAATATAAGGAGAAAATAAATGGCAATCGTAAGAGGTCTAAAAGATATAAATGCCCTAGTTGACAAGCCTAAGTATGAAGGTACGGGAACAAAAGTTCGTTGGCTAAAGTTAGCTGACGGACAAGCAGTAAAAATTCGTTTCATTGAAGAACTTGACGAAGACTCAGCAAATTATAATGAGGCTCGTGGTTTAGCTCTTGTTGTTTCAGAGCACACAAATCCAAAAGACTATAAGCGCAAGGCTGTAGATACTATGGATACAGAAGGCCGTGACTGGGCTGAAGAGATGCATCGTAAAGACATGAAGGCTGGCTGGAGAGCTCGTCTGCGTTTCTATTGCAATGTTCTTGTAGATGATGGCATTGAAGCACCATATGTGTCTATTTGGTCAATGGGTGTAAGCAAGCAATCTGCATTTAACACTATTCGTGAATATGCTCTTGAGACAGGAAGCATTTCAAATCTTACTTGGAAGGTAAAGCGTAATGGTCAGGGTACTGAAACAAGTTACACTCTTATTCCAAGTGCACCAGATAAGGAACCATTTGATTGGACAGGTGTAGAGCCATTCCCATTAGAGAAAGCTCTCAACAAAATTCCTTATGCTGAACAAGAAGCCTTTTATTTAGGCTTTGATGGTCCGTCAACATCATCAGCAAACGCTGACTGGTAATAGATGAACTACGTTGGTTTGCATGTCCATACACACTTTTCCTTAATGGATGGTGTTGCTACTC